CAGCATCCAGACTGTCTATCTTAGCGTTATCGACAGCGAGGTCTTGAATCTTTGCAGTGGTAATAGTCGCGTCGGCGATAAACGCAGCTTTCATGTATGTTCCCGCCGGGATTTCCACGCCGTTAATTGTTGTCGCTACGTCAATTTGGAAAAACGGTGCTTCCGAAGTACTGTTAAGCGCGTCGCTGAGAACGGACATTAAATACTCAGGGTCGTCGCCCGTCGAAGCGGACACACCAGCGGTAGCATTGAACGCACTTGCAACGCCGTTTTGGTTAACATTCTTTGCCCAGTAGTATCTAGTAGCGCTGCCGCCAATAGTGTGGGAAAAGACTTGTCCCGCGGATATACCTACCAGCACCGCCTGAGATATTATAGGCGCTTCGCTGGCAGAAACCTGCGCCGCCGTTTGTGTTGCCGCCCATATCTCTGTGTAGCTGTGACCGGAATAAGTCGGCTTGTTCCATGTGACAATAACTGACGCCAAAGCCCCCGAACCGGCAAGACCCGTGGGAGGAGTAGGTGTTCCGACGACCGTTCCCGCTGGCGAACCAATATTGCCGCTGCCGGAGAGCGAAGCTAGTCCCGCCACGACCATTTGCCTAGCTGTGACCAGTCCGTCTAGCCCACCGCCATCCATCGCTTCACGCACGCGCTGGATAAACTGCTGTAAGTCTCTGGGTAATGGGCTTGTTACACTGGGAAGGTTAGCCATTTGCCAGCTCCGTCATTGAGTTTGCCACAGCAAACGAGAAAACCTCATTCGACCCTTCTATTTGAAACTCCCAGTCGCGACCTACCTTGGAGGGAAGCCTAAAAGGTTCTCGGGAAGTTACCGTCTGCGTATGAACTAAAGCGCCATCAACATAAACTTTTACTGTCATGTCGTAGGCTTCAGCTTCTAGCTGAGCGCAAGAAAAGCCCATGGCTTGCGGCATTGTAAACTTCTTGGACTTCCATGTGTACGCCATCGGAGCGCCACGTTCCCACGCTTTCAGCGTTCGGTCAGAGTAAGCCAGAAACAGTTTGTCCAGTAGTAGGTCGTGATACCCCGCTTCGGCGTAGATGTCGTGTAGGATAAACTGCCCGCTTGCTGCGTCGAAGATAAACCCGCCTTGGGTCTCTCCGGTGTCATAAAAGCCAATATACTTGTTGTCCTGCTGGTACGCGTGGATCGACTCTGGTTTAAACGCCGTTTGCCACTGCGAGTAGGTAAACATACTTTGGGTAATAATCTTTGACCCGCCAGAAGACAGCATCATCAACCCGTCAGGGGCCGCATATATCACAGCACCGCCCAAACTTACGATGCTCCGCTTAGACACACAAGCCTGCTCAAGATCGGACTTCACGACCACCATGTTTGTTGGGTGACTGCCTTGAATAATATAGGGAGTGCCCGTGGTCAAGACAGCTAGGGTCGTATCCATGCGCCCAAAACCAACGACAGGGTAGTCTACTGTCTGTATGTACTGCTCGGGCCATGCGTGCGGGTGATACGGATCGCAGAAGTAAACGTCCCTGCCGACAAAACCCGCCATTAAACCGTTCGGTAGGTTGATTAGCCCTGCCAGCGTTTGGGGTGGTGCTGTCCAAGTCATGCTAGCCAGCACTTCTCCGAGGGCGTCTGGTTTAACGTTGTCTGTAAAATTCGGCTCGGCAACACCTACCTCGGCCACAAAAAGAAAGACCCCGCTCACCGAACGGTATATACGCTTGTGCGTTGCGACGTATTCAGCGCCGGGGACCACACTCATACCCGATATAGAAACTGTCTGGTCGACCCGAACATCCACCGAAGTAGACGCAGCAGCGGGTGCGGACTCAAACTCAAATCCAGCTTCTTTGTTTACCCACGTGTAGGTGTAGACTCGCGTCTCTAGCGTATCGTCTTCGTCCGAATACCCCGCGGAGCTTCGAGAGGAATACACAGGGGTGTTCGGGTACTCCCCCCCTCGGATAGCTAAAGTCGCAGACGTTCCGACCGCAATGGTAGTGACAACTGCGAAAGGTTCTACAGCACCGTGTGTTTCAACGGTAACCCCGTAGGCCGTCAACGCCGTAAGACTGGAAGCGTAAGCAGTGCCACCGATGGCTATAAAAGAGGCTACCCCGTTGACCGTAAGCCGTATAAACTTGTTCTCTACCAAATCAACGTCCGCTTGCGTAACATACAGCCTAGCGGGTCCAGCTGACTCTGAACCAGAACTGGTAAGGGTTGTGGCAACGACATCGCTGGCCTTGCGCACATAAGTAATAGAACCACCGGCACCCGTGCCACTCTGGTCAGGCTTAAGCACCACTGAGGAGCCATAATTGGTCGCTTCGACGTGTGTGCCCAGCTGCGTGTTTAAGTACGTAGCAAACGCAGAAGAAGTTAGCGCCCCAGAAAACGCGTACGACACATCATCAACATGCGTTCCCGCGCTCGTAGAAATCGTAAGTTTATCCCCCGACGAGATGGACCCAATCTCAGCGTCCGTAATTACCACGTACGCGTCGGTGTCTGATGTCCCTGTGGCGCTAAGGTTGGGGTTTGCGATCTCGGAAAATGTCCCATCTGTGTTTGACACACTGCCCGTCTGAAATTTCACAAACAGTTTAGACGTCGCTACCGGTGTGGTAATTGACGTAATAACTACCGTACCGTCCGTATCCACTGCGGTTACTGTCGAAGACAACGCTGCACTAATAGCTGCTACGACGCTCGCTGCTGTAATAGTTCCGGTAAGGGCAACCGTCGTGTACTCGACAGTATCGTCGGTCGTGGTGCTTATAAGTATCCCGTCAGTCGTTAGCTGAGAAACCTGCGTAATGCCCAGTGTAAGCGTTGCGGCATGATCAGTGCCAATAAACGTGTCCGGCGATGCGGAACAGGTTGAGGGCGAGGGCAACCCAAGCGGTCTACTCTCCGTGGGGTAAGTTGCGTTGGACCCCAGCGCGAAAGAGTTGTACGTAGCTTTTGGGCCCCCGTCGCCGGTGAAGAAAGTCCACTCGGACACGTCTCCAGAAATCTGGCCGCGGCAAACGTCAACGTCACTGCTCCAGTGGAACCAGTAGTTGTTGTCGGCCACGGTGTCTTGTCCGTAACGGTATATAGCTTTGGGTACGCCCGCCTTAGGGAGAGTGAGAATACTACTGCCCACGTTTGACAGAGGCTGTAGGGAGCCGTTAAACACAGGACAGTTTAGTGCGGTCTGAGCTTGGTTGTCCTGTAGGTAACGCGACGGGGTTTTGGGCGAAACGCCTGCAAAAGAACCTATTTTAATGACAGCCATGTTCTACTTCCTATCCGGCTAATTCGAGCTGCCCTACAAGCGCAGCGTAAGTTCTTGGACCCACAATACCGTCGACCGTCATCCCGTGGTCTTCTTGCCACCGTAAGACAGCGGCTTCTGTGACTTTGCCGAAATGACCGTCCACGTCTAGTTCTAGCGCCCGCTGAATGTCTTTAACGTGCTCACCCGTAGACCCGACCTTAACCAGTAGGGGACGACTGGGAGGGACAGAGTCCCCGCTTAGTATGTCCAGCGCGACCTCGTAGTGGTGTTCTCTATCAGCTAAGCCGTTATAACCACCGTTTATGCGTTTTGTCGACCCGCGAATGTCTCCGCCGTCAGCATATTTGTTGATGTTGTTGTTATTCCAAAACCAGCAAGCGCTTTCTAAAGCGCCTTCCTTGGTGCCTAAATACTCAATGGTCTCTGAAATTGTCTTTTCTAGGGCTTGCGCAAATCGAGCGTACTGGTCAGCACCTGTAAGTTGAACAGCGCCTCTGCCTCGGTACTTATAACCGTCGCCAGATGCCGCGTTTGCGTTGCCCATCCTGTCGGCGTAAACCACATTGGCTATGCGCTCGGGCTGACGATGGTACGCTTCAGCATCGCGCCCAGCTCGCTCGAAGTACTTAGGAAACACAACGTTTAGACCTTTGGCCGAGTAGTTCAGGTTTTCCTCTAACACGCGGAAATTCAGGCTCTCGTGCCCGCACTGCGCCATGAAGCACGCAACCCGATTGACAGTGTTAATCTGGTACTTCGGTAGTATAGTCTGAAGAGGCTTTACCCAATTGCGCCAGTCTTTATTACCGTGAAGGAGTCGGCCTACTTGTTCGGTTGATACTATCATAGTGTCATAACTTTCCCTTGCATGTCGGCTTTTTGTTTTTGCCGTATTGCTGTTTCTCTATTTCGAGTCGCTGCGCTTCTATTTTAACCTGTTGAGCTTCCATTTCGATAAACTCTTGATCGACCTCTGACAGAGTAGGGAAGCTCAAGACCGTCACTTGGAGACTTTCTTAACCCGCTCGAAACTTCTCATCCCTGCAAGCCCCAACATGCCCGTCAGAATTGGCATCATAGTTGCCATCTCAGCTTGTGGGACCATGATGCCGAACCCTGCGGCTATAGGGGAAATCAGAAAATTAACGGCAAGGCCGACCACGCAAACGTAACCACACAAGGGTCTCCAAGACGACTGGAACCAATTCCCCTGCGCCTCGGCCTTGTTAACCTCTATCTGAGCTAACAGGGCCTCCTGTGCGTGCCGGTCGGCCATGGTTGAAAGGCTGTGGGCCAGCTCGGCTGCTTTGTCTTTGTCTTGGATAAACTTCCCCGCCAATTCCGTTGCGGGGCCGAGTAGGGAACTAAGGATGCTCATCGTTCATGCGAAAGCCATACCGCGAAAGCCCCCGTCATTGCGCCGGTTACAACTGAAATTAGTCCAGCTTGCTGCGTAGACAAGTCGGGTAAACTAAGCGCCCACTCCAGACAGCGTATGTACATGACGGTCATAACTAGCATCATAAACCTAGGTAACAGTTTGAAGTGCAAAATCTTTTCAAAAACTATAGACATGGAGGTCTCCTATTTTTTCTTGCGCATGCACCGCTTGGCCTTGCGGCATTTTGCGGGCGTCGGGCAATCCTTGCAGAGTTTGAATGGTACGGACTTTTTTGCAGTTTTGTAGGCCATTAACATTTCCACCTTTTCTAGCTTGACGCTGTTTATAACCTATAACCTATAACCATTAGATTGCAAAATCTTTTCAGAATCCATCAGATAAACCCTTAAGTATGTCTTTAAGGCTGACTTTAGCTTTGGAGTTTGGCATGTACAGGCATTCAAACTGCCTCGGGCACTCGCGGAAACTAAACGTGGGGTAATGATAGCCTAGCGTACCGTTCTTGCCTGAGTATAAACATACAAGCTCGTCATTGTTATCTACATACTTCCATAGGTTGCACGTCACGTATTCGGGGTTGAGTAGCGACCCGGCCAGAACTAAGGGGAGTAGCGTGTTCATACTACAAGAGCCACCAGATACATACCGCCACCGAGAATCCCGATTATTAATATAGATAAGCCGAGAATAGCCATGTTGTTTTGGATTTGCCGTTTGGCCTCATCCTGCGCAAAGGCTGTTTTTTCTCTTTCAGCCCTGATTTCTCGACGCATTTCCAGCATTTCGTCATAGGTTCCCCAACCAAATCGCATGTTAATCATTGCGGCTATCTCTAATTCGCGTTCTTTTAAAGTCTTCTGGTGGATCAGGATTTGAAGAGCTTCCTCCTCTATCGACTGACCCTGCGTAGCGCGTTCAAAAAAGGTTGGATTTTTGCGTTGCGTCTGCGCACGGTTAATATCAGCGCAAGCGCCATACCAACTTCCGAGTTGTTTTGATATACTTTCGAGTTCCTGAGCATGCCCAATAACCTTTTTGATACCGGTGTAGGCGGCAGATGCGACAGCAAAAGCAGAAATCGGATCGATCATAGCGCGCAATCACCTTTCTAGCATCCTGTCCATCTTAGCGTCGAGAGCATCTAGTCGGGCTATCAGCCTGTCTATGGATGCGTTGCTCTCGACTTTGGTCGAATACTCCTTAGCCATTTCCTCCCGCGTCCTGTTCAAAAGAATTTGGACGCGCTTTAGTTCTTCATGTTGAGCCTTAGCCCACCAAATGATGAACCCCAGCGCCGCTGTTAGTCCAGCGTTCCAGAGCGCGTCCATTTCCATTAAGTTTGGCCGTGCGAATCGCACCAATCATTTACAATCACAGTTACTTCCGCCTCCGTCATTGGCGCTGCATTATTGTCAGAGTTAGTCTCGTTTGCAACCGCGTGCGAGGCTAGTACCCGAGCCAATAACTCTGCTCTAGTTAAAGTTGTTACGCTATCAGGAACATAGTATTCACGATCAGCTAATTCCGGCGTCCAGCCGATATAGGTGTTGGTCGGCTCGTCAAAAAAATGGCCACCAGTTTCGACCCACGGTGGGGTCATCATTCCGACGTGGTTTTTTTCTAGCATGTATTCAAGTATCATTTGTCTTCTCCAATCGCAGCATAAACTCAGGGTTGGTAACGGATGACTTGCCAAAAATACGCTTCGACGTTTCCTCTACGTTGCCCACATATTTCGCGCCCATTTCGTCTAAGAAGTCTTCAAGGTCATTAGCGTGAACTGGCTCACGATCGATCACCCGCTGGGCTGTGATCGCAATATACCCACTGACTTCCGCCACTCCGACTTGAGGGTGAACCCCGTATTGCTGCATATACTCAATCGTACTTGTGCACATCCGCCCCGTGTTCATGAGGTTTCGATACATTAACTCAAACCCGCGGCGAACGTGGTGTAATTTTTCAGCGTTTTCGTAGTCTTGCTCGTCCCAATCATCGATGCCGTTGGTTTCTTTAATATTCTCGTAGCAAGTTATTAGTTGCGCAATATCTTTGAACGAGCCGTTGATTTTGGCTTCTAACATATCGTGGCCGACCGTCATGTTGCGAAGTTCTGCGGCTTCCACTCTAGTTAAAATTCCCCGCTCCTCTTTCTCGCGCAGAGCATCAATTGCGTCCAAGGATTTGGCGTGGCTAACTTGCGACTCCGACAGTGCCGTTTTGCGGGTTTCGACCTCGGCCATAACTTGCCGCATCATCCGCATAGGTGACTGCCCGCCGAGCATCGTCAGGGTCATTAGGGACAGCGTGTGCTGGCTGTTATTGCGGTCAAAAGCGCGGGTTTTATCGTCCATTTCGGCCAGCCCCGCATGTACTTTAGCGACCGCCGCAGTATTAACCTGACTGAGACCCACCGCAGGGAGACTGAAATTTGTATCGACCGTTGCAATTTTATTCATTTTGTAGCTCTTTCGCTCGCTTGTTTCATTTGTAAGTTTAATTTCCAGAGGTCGTGCCCATTGCGGCGCGACTTGCGGTGGTAAGGTTTCCGAAATCCACGGCGTTTGCGGGAGTTCCGAAGGAAACGTAATCAAAAACCGCTGCGCTGATACTGCTCCACGAACTGCCAGCCCCGCCGAGAAACATCGCCCTCGTGGCGTCACCAGTTCCAGACACGCCAAATTGAACAGCCGCCGTTAGATTGCCAAAATCAATGGAATTTCCCAAAGTCTGCATGTCAAGATACTGAATCGTGTTGCCGTTCGTTCCCGGTGATCCCCCGCCCCAAATTGCGCGAGTTGCATTACTTGTCCCGCCTGCGTAGCCATAACTCGTGCTAAGTAAGAGGCCAAACGTGACCGCATTTCCTAAAGTTGCGATGTCAAAATAATCTATATCGTCACTTACGGCTGCGTATTGGCCGCCCTGACCCATAATAAGTGCGCGGCCATTCGTATTAGCAACCCCGCAAGAATTGCCTCGATCGCCAGCGTATGCATTGCCGAATACGGCTGCATCACCGAGCGTTGCAAACGCAAGGTATTCAATGTTCCTAGAGCCATAAGGTAGCGTGTTTGTGTTTCCGCCTACCATTACCATTCTGGGTCCGTTGCTGGCGGTCGCGGGGATTCCGCCGTGGCCAGTTCGATTTCCGAAATCAGACGCATTGCCAGCGGTTGCGATAGTGCCATAACGAAGTTTCTTCGATTCCGTAATCTGTGCGGCGGTTACGACAGATGCAAAACCAACAGAAATATACCGTGTCGCCATAATTCCAGTTGCCGCGCTCTGACCATAAGTCGCTATCCCCAAACTCCCAAAGGAGCCAGCGTTTCCTGTCGTCTGGACTGTGAAATAATCTATTACGGCTGAAGTGGTGGTGCTAACATTGGTGTAGGTTGTGCCGCCCAAGGTGCCCGCGATACACAGCGCCCGCCCTCCGAGGTATTGCGCGAGAGGAGTGTGCTCCAACTCGTACCACTTATACTCAGCGGACCCAGAATCCAGATATATAGCCAGCACATCACTGCTTGTGTTCAGCCAAAAGTCGCCCTCGCTTAAATTTGCAGTGGGTTTCACTGCGCTTGAAATCCATGTGCGGCGAACAAAACCTGCTCCGACTTTAGCATTTGCCGATAGGTTCACTGCGGTTCCATTATTGTTGATTGTGTCAACTTTAAGCGTACTCATTTTAAGTTCCTGACCCCCCAGACGTTTGTGATCTTGCCACGCTTAAATCACCAAAATCAGAGGTATTTGAAGAAACCTCAATTGTGACGTACTGTATTGTATTTATCCTTGCGTAGCCGACAGAGGCCCTTCCGCCGTTCCAGCAGCACTTAACTGCGTCACTTGTTAAATTTGGTCCGTGGTTAAATATTGTCGTGGTTAAAGCCCCGAAAACCGTGGCGCTGGCTGCCGTGGCCATAGAAACATAATCGATCACGTTATAGACCGCATTAGTTGTTCCTAGTAAATATCCGGACCCGATAACCATTTTAGTTGCACTACCGCCCGAGGCGGCTTCGTGGCGAGATTGTGTCAGCTTCCCGAAATACGTGCTGTTTGCAGGGGTATCATACCGAGCCGAAGCCATTATATCTAGGTATGGGGCACCAGCTTTATCCCCGCCCGCCATGATGAATTTGTCTTTATCGCCCCACATAGTCGAGTCCATCATCTGAAGATATGAACCGTAACCCGCCCCGGAGTCACCCGGTGGTACGATATAATACGCGTAGCCGTGGTTTACACCATTGCCGCCTGTGGCAAGAACCACATATTCGGATTTATCATAACGATAGTTATTATGGTCTGAGTAACCTGTTGACCAAATTCCATAGATGCCGTTAGCCGCGGAACATAATCTGATTCTTGATTGGATTAGGTCGCCCGAGTCAACCGCATTTCCGGCAGTCGCAACAACGACTTTGTCTATAACATTTCGATAATTGCTTCCGGTGATACCGCCCCCAGTAAAAACAACGGTGCCGCTAGAGCAAGAGGCTTGGTGTTGTCTGGCCAACGTCATATTACCAAAATCAACGGCATTTCCCAAAGTCGACAACGAGTAGTAGTCAATCACATCTAAACTCGATGAACTTTGTCCACCCAGCACAAGCGCACGATCACCATACCAAACAGGTGGGAGCGTAGCCTCAATGACTCGCCATTTAGAATTCATCCATTGCTTCAAGGCGCTACCTGTCCACCACATCGTCCCATCTGCTGGACTGGATGGTTCCGCGGCTTGGCTGTACATGTAGAAAAGGTCCGTTCCGACCTCTGTTCCCTCAGACTTTATTCCCTGCGCAAAGTTTATTGGCGCACCGGATAGACTTGATAGCTCTTTAGTGGAAAATTCACTCATTTTACGCTCCGGAAGCTGCGGACCAAGTCCGCCCTACTGTTAAATCGCCAAAGTCTGTGGAGTTCGAGGGCGTCATTAGGGTGATCTTTTTAATGTCGGTGGCTGCGGCATCCGAACCGAATAGAAAACCGTCTACCGCATTTGAAGCGCCGCCATGCCTCAAATACGGCGCTATGAGATTGCCGAAATCTACCGCATTCGCCGAAGTGGCGTAAACGAAATAATCTATTCTGTCTGTTGCGCCCCAAGTGTAATAGTAACCCCCGCAAAACAAAGCCCGTGTTTCGCCTGAGACCCCAGTCCCATGAAACCTCGCTAAAGAAAGTTGAGAAGTACCGACACTGTTTCCCAGCGTGTTCATTGTCAGGCGGGACGATTGCGACATCACCACATGGTTATCGTTCCTACGCCCCCCAGCGCCTATCAACGTAGCGCCGTTTGCCGCCCACATCTTGTCGTAGTGCGTGTAATTTGAGTCACCAAAATCTACCGCATTCGCCGCAGTCAAAATCGTTACATAATCGATAGTATTATAGCTGCCCGCATAGTAAGACATTCCACTTTCCCAGACGCCCCTTGTTCCTGTCGATCCGCAGAGCAACTGAAAACGGGCCTGCGTTAGATCGCCAAAATCGGTGGCATTGGATGCCGTACCCGCGACTATATAGTCAATCGTGTTCTTTAAAGATGGCGACGAACTTTGTTGACCGCCGCTCGCTCCGCCCCCGATGAGTACCCTCCCGCCCCCAGATAGTGCACCTGCGGAACTTCGAGCCACAGTCAGGTCGCCAAAATCAGAGGCATTTCCAGCAGAAGCCATCGAAATATAATCTATAGTATCTTGCGCACTGGTGGTACCACCACCGATGGCACCACCACAAACGTAGGCGGTATGGCCAGTCCATGCGGGGGCCGCATTCGCGCTAGTGACCTTCGTCCAGCCGGTCGTGCCCCCAGCGTACATCATAAACTCGTCGGTTGCGGTATTGATCCAAACGCCGCCCAGCATTTCTCCGCTCGGTTTCGCGCCTGTTGTAGCGTCGTATTGCATCTTATTTACTGACGCGATTGCCACGCCTTGTATTGTCGCTCCGTCATCGAAATTGGGTGCGCCTGTACCCGCTACATCGGTGACTGTATCTACTTTAAGTTTCGACATTAGACGATACTCCATCGGGAGCCACTGGGCACGGTAACAGTCACCCCGCTGGCAATCGTTATCGGCCCCGCGCTCACCGCATTTTTATTTGTTGGGATGCTGTGGCTGGTAGCCAGTGTGGCGTCGTTTTGGTAGAACACGCCCTCAGTCGCGCCGCCCGCGGCGGTTGCCCACGCCGCTACCCCAGAGGCGCTGTAGGCTAAGATTTGCCCCGCCGAGCCGCCTGTGGGGACGTGATGGTTGCCCGCGGTGGTGGGATGAGTATAGTTATTCGCGCTGGCTGCAACACCGTCCAGCTTCGTGTGGTCTGCATTCGTGAAATTATTTTGCGTTAGGCCGCCGTCGCCCACTGAATACGTTGTGTTGTCGTTGTTATCCGCAGCCCAAACAGCGACACCGCTACTTGAGTATTTAAGGAACTGGCCAGATGACCCGCCGGTGGGAACATGGTTGTTTCCAGCGCCGCTCGGGTGTGCATAGTTATTTGCGGAAGCAGCAATTCCGTCCAGCTTTGAGTGATCCGCGTTAGTAAAGTTATTCTGCGACAACTCGCCATCTTGGACTGAGTACGTTGTACCTCCGGCGGCGGTGGCCCACACAGCTACACCAGAGGCGGAATACGTGAGCACTTGAGCACTTGAGCCACCTGTAGGAATGTGGTTATTCCCTGCTCCGGTCGGATGGGTGTAAACTGTATCGGTATCGTTATCCGCAGCCCACACAGCTACACCAGAGGCGGAATACTTTAAAAACTGCCCGGTAGACCCACCTGTCGGAACGTGGTTATTTCCTGCTCCGGTCGGGTGTGTGTAAGTGAAGTTGTTTGCGGACGTTGCAACGCCGTCCAGCTTAGTTTTAAGGGTAGTTGTAAAATTCTTTTGGCTTAGTTGACCATCTTGAACCGAGTACGTTGTGTTTGTGTCAGTCGCAGAAAGAACACCGCTGCCGTCAATGCTAAGATTGGTTCCGACTTTCACACCGCCCAGAGTGCTGGAGGAAGACGTCGGGAGCGTGTAAGCGGACGTTTGCGTCCCCCACTGTGCTGTCCCACCGGACGAATACGTTAAAACCTGACCCGCAGAACCGCCCGAGGGGACGTGGCTCAAGGCAGGGTGGACGTAATTGTTTGCGCTGGCCGCAATTCCGTCAAGTTTTGAGTGATCCGCGTTTGTGAAATTATTTTGACTAAGCCCACCATCTTGAACCGAATACGTTGTATTTGTATCAGTAGATGATAGAACGCCCGTGCCGCTTATACTTAAATTAGTACCAACTTTTACGCCGCCTAGCGTGCTGGAGGAAGACGTTGGAAGACTGTACGACGAAGGCAGTGTTCCCCACTGCGCTGTCCCGCTAGACGCGTACGACAACACTTGACCGGAAGAACCGCCGGCAGGCACGTGGTTTACAGACGGGTGGGTGTAGTTATTTGCGCTCGCGGCAATTCCGTCGAGTTTTGCACCATCGGTGGACACGTCACGTCCGTCGAATGTTGAATTTGTAGTTATAGCGCCTGTCATAGCGCCACCAGTTTTCGGAAGTTTTGTCCCTATCGATGAAGCTGTTGTGGTCGCATAGTTTGCGTCATCCCCGAGCGCAGCCGCAAGTTCGTTGAGTGTGTTGAGGGCTGCTGGCGAACTGTCAACTAGGTTGCTGACCGCTGTGTCCGTATATCCAGTGTAGTAGCTGCCCTCTTGGCCGTCTAAAAGATCAGCATCTAGGCCGCTGGTTGTACCGTCAACCGTCTTAACCGCCGTCAAGATTTGTGCAGCGGTTTGATCCGCGGTGGCTGCGGTTTCTATCCCGTCCAGTTTTGTATGATCCGCATCAGTAAACGTGTTGCTATCTGTGGCTGCTTCGACCGCATCACGAATTTCGGTGTAGCTTCCCGCAGTTAAAGATTTGACCGTAGCCGAGGTGGTTCCAGAACTATCCGTCGAAGTGGTCGCCATACTGCCGTCTGTGGCAACCGCCAACTTCACTTTATTTGTGCCGGTTCCGATTTGAAGTTCTGGAAGTTGAATTCCCGACGCAGTTGCTTTGACTGTCTGGGTTCCAATATTAAGCGTATCACCCGACATGTATATGTCGCGCCATTTATGTGTGCTGCTGCCGAGGTCATGGACGGAGACGGTTTCTCCGGTCGGAACAACGGGAACCAAGCTAGTAGCGAGAACTCCGGCCCAAGTATCAGCCGTGGTCGTGAAAGCACTGGTGTTGAGTTTAGGCGAAGCAGCCGTGTCAGCGTAAGCGGTGGTCGCAATTTTGGTTGAGTTATCGCCAGCAGTTTGTGTGGTTGTGGTCGGGCTTCCGCCTAGAACAAAACTGGTGCCCGCTTCAACCGCCGTTTTTATCTCAGCGTCGGTTTGATCCGCGGTGGCACTGGCTTCTACCCCGTCTAGCTTGTCTTTAAGCGTCGTTGTAAAATTGTTTTGGCTTAGTTCTCCGTCTTGGACCGAGTAACTTATAATCGGACTTGTAGTGTTGTTCCACACCCCCTTTGTAGAATCAAACGTGTACTCGGCACTCCCAACGGTGTGCGTGTCATTGTTTGATGGGCTGGTAGGAAAATTTGCAGCAGCCATAGTATTTCGCCCTTATAATGGAAGGATTTGTTGGGGGGTAAATCCAATACAAGTTGGCCACACAACGTTTTGTGGCCATCCCGCGGTCGAGGGCAAATCCCTAAGGGCTTGCCGGTACGCAGTCATTTCTGTAGTCATCGTTTGGTCAGCTAGAGCAAATCTGTCAGTTTCTGCCAGTCGATCGTTTCGGTTGCTTCTGTTCCATTCGGCTACAACTTCGTCGGAGTGGCCGTCGTACGCATCATCCATAGCAATGTCTTCGGCGGAAAAGTCATGTACGGTCGAGGTTTTTGTTGCCACATCGATTACTAATTTTTTAGCCATTTCTACGCCTCATTCACTTTAAACAATAAAAGTTCGCCGCTGCTAATATTTCCAGACCACGCTTTAAGTCTTAACCCCCGGATCGACTTTGCAATATTTGTAGC